GAGGCTTTGGTATTTTTAAACTTTGACCAACGCGAATTTTATTTACATCTTTTAAGTTGGGATTAGCTGCTACAATATCTTGAATACGAATACCAGCATCTTTTGCAATTTGTGATACAGTGTCTCCGCTTTTAACTTTATATGCCATTAGTACTTTCCTTTCCTTGCTTTAGGGCTAGACTGTTTTGGTTTACCTGCCCCACCCCACAAGGTACGACATGCCCAATATCGTGCTGACAATATGTCACTAGCTGTATCACACTTGTGTCTGGCACGAAACGACTTACGTGCTGCAGCACTATAGTTGTGACCATAGCCTGTAGCACCAAAATGAATTAATCTAATTGTCTCACCCTTCTTGGCAAGAACCATTTTCTTTTTACCCGCACGATTACTCTTGATAGGTTTGTTGTAACCGGGAAATGTTATGCCACGATATTTGACAGACATTACGTAGGCAACTCCTCTGCAGGTGGTTCAGGTATTTTAGGCGGCTCGTTAAACATTAATGTCATTGGACCACAAGATGCTGCCCAATCTTTTATAGTGCCGTTTTCCATTTTAGGCACGTGCATCTGCAAGACAGCTTCTTCTGTAGGACACTCAACTACATTTTCTGTATAGCTTTTAAGTGTGCCATCTGGCATAACAATCACAGATAGAAACACATAGAAGGTAATAGGTATCATTGTTCATCTTTCTCTGTCCACCCTTCAGCCCTCATAGCATCTTCTACGTGCTTCAAAGTAAACTTACGTCCGTAATGTGCTTCAACAGCACTACGCACATAGAACACATCGCTGTGTGGTATGTGTAAACGGTCTAATGAATTAGTACGGATAGCATGATAAAATGCATCAAGTACATTATCTGTATATAGTTTTACGGATTTCTTAGCCAAAGTCAAGAACTTTTTTAATTATAGGCACGAATACTATCACTTAAAGTGTATTAGCAAAGAAAATCTTATAAGAACTCTTAACTATACACTTAAATGTCTATAGTTAAAGAGTCTTTTTAAGAGTTATTAAGTAAACATTTAAGTGAGTCACTTTAAGTGTGTCTAGTTATACATAATTATACCATATTTTTTTAAGCATGTCAACCCCTATCACGTAATTATTTTTAAAAAGAGGTAAATATAGCGTTGCTCATGTATGGCGAACTGTCAGTTGCACTTGTGGTTAACACTTAATTTTCCTAATCTGTGTATTTCTGTGTACACGTAACGGGGGTACGGGGTGGTGTCCCCTGCCCTACCCGCTTGATTTTAAAAGATATGCCGCTAAATCAGCCAAAAAATAAAAAATAATAGCAGAATAGATGCTTTTTTATTTAATATCAACGAGTTAGCCTATCAAATAGACTGTTGTGTTATCAGTCTATGCCTATATTGTGCCGATTATGGTTGTAAATTGTAAAATGTTTACAAAAACACAGCGGCGGTGCATGTAAATGTCTACACACTACACCCCTCAAAAAATATGCATACTTATATAATACAAAAAAAATTTTTATCTTTTCAACTTTTTTTAAAAATAATTATTCAATAAAATCAATAGCTTATTTTACTGAATGCTATTTTATCTTTATAAATCAATATGTTAGTTGGGGGTTTACTTTATTAATCACTTGGTGCTAATGTTTAGAGACTGAAGCGAACAAAGCAAAGCATCAGCGACAAGCCCTAGAGGTAGCGACAAGATGCCAAGCGGAAACGACGACCGATTGAGCCAATGGGCAAGGGTACAGTTTCAGATACTAGGCCAGCCTATAGGCCAATAGAATTAGGCTAGATGCTAACAAGGGTTTTGATAATTTTTCCGATTGTTAGATGAAGCACTAAAAAATTATCGCTTGACTAACTAGGCATTACGAATTAACGTAATGAGACATTAACAAAACAGCGATAGGTGGATACCATGGCTAGGCAAAGATTAGGTAAGCGAGAGCGTGCCGCAATGCGAGAATGCAATCAAATTGCAAACATCAGAACAAGTGGCATGATATATCGCGACTATTACGAATTGAGTTTTACCGCTAGAGTGTGTAAAAATCACAAGGGTAGCTATGCCAAATCAAAGCCTAGTCATGCCATCTATGACAAATGCCAAAAAGCAAAGAGAGCATAAAAAAAAAACGATTGACAAAAAATTAGCCACAAGGCTAGGATTATATAGAGCTTGCAGGTGGATACCTCGCTCATAGAAACCTAAAGGTTGACAAAGTGTAGTCATGGGGTGTAATGTATACCCATAACGTAACCACAATCAAAAGAGGTGATATTATGATTGTAACACAAAACAACGGTTTTCTTTCAGTAGCACGTGATAAGCAGGGGCTTTTCGTACCTATTACGACAGTAAATGCAAAGCCAATTATCAGCGAGTTAATTGAAAAAGAACGTGCAATCATGTTTGAAGCAAAACGTGATGCGGCATAAGTTATGGTGCAATGTGCTATCGTGGTGCATTGCACCCCATGAATACACTTAAACCAACAATAGAGGTGAATTATGACTGTAGAAAACATATTGACCATTTACAAAATGGCAACACCGGAAGAAAAGCGTGACGGTATCGTATGGTATGCCAACGCGCTATCAGAATGTAACCGCATATCACTAGACCTAGATGTACCGTTACACATCGTGACGGGTGTATGTGCGGCACTATCCCCCAATAATAAATGGGATAGAAACATTGTTAATGCGCGTGATTTATGCCAAGCGTTTATTAACGGTGATGATATAGACAGCGTGAAAGTGTCCACATATCATGCCATGAAGCGCAAGGCATGGGCTATACTTGAAGCAATGCCCAATCATAGCGGTGTTATTGATATCTTGAATGGGCAAAAGATTGTCTCATTCTATCGTAACATTATGGGTGATGACACTTGCACGATAGACGGTCATGCGCGTAATATCGCATATGGTGAGCGTGTAGGCTTGACCGATGACAAGACAAACATAGGTGTAAAAGAATATCGCGAGTTACAAGCACAATATGTGCAAGCGTGTAAGCGTACCCGTGTTAATGGTCGCGCACTCAAAGCGTTTGAATTGCAAGCCATTACATGGGTAACATGGCGTAGAATACATAACATTACATAGGGGTGATAAAATGAATAGCGCAAACACACTAATTGAAAACCTATCTATCAATAGGCTTGTGCCTTACTATCTTATGAGTAGTTATCTATATTACAAAGAGGACAAGCAGGTATTGACCGATGATGAATTTGATGCACTATGCAAGCGGCTATTGGCTAATTGGGACAGCATAGAACATATGCACAAGCACCTAATCACTAAAGGTGACTTGACCGCTGGCACTGGGTATGCTATCAAATATACCAACATGATAATAGGTGCTGCCAATAGGTGGTATGAATTAACACAAGCTGAGAGGGCGTGACAATGGAAAATCTACTAAACTTTAGCGTAAAGGATGTCTACGGGACAGCAAGATACTATCCACAGGACAGGCAAAGCAGGTGCATTGTGAATGAATTGATGCAACAAAAATGCTTGAACGCAACACAAGTTAAAAAACTAAAGGTGGTGGGTGGTTTTGCCATTAACATTCTGAGAGATTGGGAGATAGACTGATGAAAAAATTTGAAATGCTAGACTTGTTTCTGATTGCAATGCTTATGGTGGGCATATTTTTTGGGCTTGCCATGTTATCACTACATGGTGTAGGCTCTATGTCGTGGCTATCATGGACACTGTTTGGATGCAGTGCATGGTGCCTAGTCGTAGGCTGGGGCATTGTGGCATATAACCTAGAAAAGAGGTAACACATGGCTATTAGAGTAACAAGAGTGCATAACCCAGTGGCGGCTTACAATAGGCGAAGACCTATAGTAGAAAAGCCAAGCAAGGGTAAGGGTTCACACAATAGACAGAAGGATGAAAACAATGCGATTAAATACGAACAAGATGCGTATAAAAAAGGTGAGTAAAAAAGCCCCTGAGTGGAAGCGTAATAGAATGATAGAACAATCTATGCGTGTCACCATTATTAACAAGGCGTTTGACTTGGCAGAATCAGATGGTGAAGCCGTAGCCACACACATGGGCAAGCGTTACCCATGACTAAGTGTGTTACAGCACTGTGCATATACAATCAGATGCCGTGGGACAGTGTGTTCATTGGCGGTTATCTGGTTGTATCTGTAATCGGAATATGTTATATAATATATAAACTGTACAAGGATGGATGATATGACACCTAGTTGGCAACCAACAGAAGCAACGTGGGCTAACGCCCAGCTATATCGCTGTGACCTATACGACACACGCTATCCTGTATGCGGCACACGCCTTGTCTGGGTAGTGGTGGGCAGAAAGTGGGTACGCTTTTGCACACCTATACAGCACGACAAGTGGCGTATCCGGCGTGAGGAGTGGGATAAGATACCACATGAACTATTTGTAAAGGATGAAGACGATGACTAGAGATGAATTATTTGAATGGCTTGAAACCTGCCCCACCAATGGGTGGCATTGGGTAGGCGAGGACGAGGGATACATTCGTATCTTGTTTGAGATTGACGAGGAGATTGATGATGATTGTTAAGAAAGCACAGCACTTGCTATGCCTTGTGCATGAGATAGAAATACTCAAAGAACGCCTACAACCACATGACACAGGCCACATCAGTACGGCTATCAGTGTGTTGCAACAGCGCGTAATTGAAATGCAAAAGGAGATTGATGACGATGCGTAACACATACAAACTAATCATGGACAGTAGATACAACCCGCTGTCTAACATACCAGACACAAACACAAGGCACATGGTCATGCAGATACTGGCTTGGATGTGGTGCATTATCTTCAGCATGTGGATGGGCAGCATCGTTGTCTTTGGCATCAGTGCCGCATTACACGCCCTGCTGATTGCTGGTGTGTTCATCACGGCTGGTGTATTTGAAACAGCCAAGCGCAAGCCACAGTATTTTGGTGGGCTAGGCAGGGGTAATGGGGGTGAGCATGAATAAGCTGTATGAGATACATGACGTAGAGGATGGGTCTATCTACCTGATGACATTGCCAATGATACTAGAGGAAATAAACCGTGATAGGTCAGAGGGGTGGACGAACTACGATGAAACTGATTGGCGTGAGGGACTAGCACAATTTACAACATATGAGGTGATGAACGATGAATAAGTATTGGCACAAAGTGAAATATTATTATCTAACGCATGATGGTATTGAAATGTTCGTGTTCTTCTGCATCTTTGCGTTTTTAGGCTGGGCAGGTTATCATGCCATAGCTGGTGTTATAGAAAGGATAATAGGATGAATGGTGTAGCAGTTATTCTTGCCTGTCTAGGCACAATCAGTACCGACAAAGTAGAACTAGATGTATGGTCAGGACATAAGTGGTTGTCGCAGTGTCATGTGGCATCTACCATAAGAAGTTTTGACTATCCACAACAGCAATGCTTTTGCATAGAAAGGAGTGACGACAATGTACATAGACCCAATATACCCGGACAAGGCCAGTGACAAACGACTGGTTCATGTAACAGACGAGAGACGTAGGCTCATGCGTGAACATAGTGACTTAATATTTGAAGGTGCAGACCAAACCCTGATAGATGCTAAGTGGAAAGAATACATGGCTATGAGGCAGTTAGATAAAGAGGGTGTCACTTTAGTGACTAAGTTTTAAAACACTTGACCCCTGTTTTTTTCTGTGCTATAACCTGTACAAGATAATCGTCAGTTGATATGAAAGGAGATAATAGAGTGGATATAACACACGAAGAGAGACTTGAATTTCTCAAGGCTCACAATGACTTGAGGAGCATAGTTCAGACATTACATGAGATGAGTGATTTATGGGTGTCTGATGTAGGTAAGTTAGAGAGAATTGAATGTTTACTACACAGAGTGATGAAGTTTGTACCTCAGATGGATGATGAGGGCAGACCAAAGTATTACGCAGACTATGTGCTTGCCGATGATAACAACGAGAAAGGAGAATAGATATGCCGTTTGATATTCCAATGAATACAATGATTCCAGAAAGCCTAAACTTTGATGTAGTGTTTGAGCCTACAAAGGTGAAAGATAAAAAATACGTCATCAACGGTAACACTGGTGAATACATCGGTGTGGTGGGTGATACGTTTAACTGTGCCAGCCATACAGCTTTCTTTGAGGGTGTGCATAACACCATCACAGAAAACCTTGGTGATGCAGAGTGTGAGGGCATGAATATGAAGTGGAACATTGCCCGACAGAATGCATGGGCTATGCTCGACATGACCCTGCCTAACGTGACTGCTCGTATTGAGACAGACAAGCACAGCACCACCATCGCACAACGTATCATTGCTCTGCATGGTATTGATGGTAGCTGTTCCAACCAGACCTATTTTGGTGCGATAGATTTCTTCTGTACCAATGGTATGATTCGTGGTGAGCATGACAAGATACGGCGTAAGAACTCTGCCAACTTTAGCATGGGTAGGTTTATTCGTGACCTGCGTGAATCTACGCAGTCATTCTACGCACAGTCAGAACGCTTACAGGGCTGGGCTAACAAGCCTCTGTTTGTTGGTGACGTTAAGTCTATGCTTGAGTCTTTGCTAAAGTCTGACAGGACATCTGAGAAAATGCTTAACTTGTACAATCAAGAAGCATCAGTTCGTGGACAGAATGTCTGGGCTTTGTACTCTGCGTTTACTAACTATGCAAGCTATGCTGATGAGCGTAACGGCTTTGCCCTGCGTAACACTGGCAAGGATACCAATGCAGTGTCTATGTTTCAACGCGAGAGTAAGGTGTCTCAGTGGATTGACAGCAAGCCATTCAAGGAGTTGATTGCAGCATGAAAAGGTATGTAATTCAGTTTGCACCCAATTGGTGTGATGGGTGTTTATCGTATGACACTGATGCTGTTTCTGAAGAAGCAGCATTGGCTACCATAGACAGACTTCTAAAAGAAAATGCAAGTGTAGATTTACATGATGTAACAGCAGTCGATGTTTGGGAATATCCCAAAGACGATGACACTTTGCACCTTGGATGCCCTAGTTATCCTAATTGTGATGAGGCTCCCCTTGGCTGTCTAGTATCTATGGGAGATAATGTTGAGTGGTATGGACATAGAGATTAGGAGAACAAAATGAAGACAGTAAAACATCTTGTGGATAAGTACTATAATTCCAATGATTTCAAGATGTTACGAAGCAGAACTAAGAAAGACTATCAATACTTTCTTAGTATAATGGTGGACGATTTTGGCTCTGTGAATTTTTGTGAACTCACAAGTAAGCAGGCCAAACACGCATACGAATCATGGGTTGTGCGAGGCATCAGTCTCGCCAACCATGTATGCACTGTGTCATCTATCCTGTTTCGTTACGCTATTGAAATGGAGTATACACACGTCAATCCATTTGCAAACATCAAACGTAAAACGCCACCACAACGAAAAGTTGTGTGGACAGAAGATGATGTACGTCAGTTTCTTGACACTGCCTATTCTAAATTTGAATGGCGTAGTATCGGATTGATAGTTCACATGGCTTATGAATGGTGTCAACGTCTAGGTGATATGCGTATGTTAGTATGGGACAATATAGATTTTGATGGGCGTAAGCTACATCTTGAGCAGTCTAAGCGTAGGGCAGAGGTGACTTTGCCTATACAAGATGACCTGCTTGAAATGCTGACACAGCAGGAGCAAGATTTTGGCTTTCAACAGTACGTTGCTCCGCGAATAAAGCCCGTACACGGCGTTTACCATCCTTATGGTATAGATAGACTAGGCCAAGCTGGTAGGCTTGTCATGCGCGAAGCTGGACTGCCTGATAAATTACGTCTAATGGATTTACGCAGGACAGGTACGACACAAATGGTTGAAGCTGGTGTCCCTATGGGACAAATTATGTCGGTTACAGGACACAGTAATCCACAATCAGTAAAACCATACATGAAAAATACATACGAGAGTGCAAATAATGCCTTGACAGTACGTAAATCTTATGGTAAAAGCACTTAAATGCCGACAACGAAAGTGAGTATATAATGAATAATATATATAACATTATAAGTGATATAGATATACCTAATGGACAGACTAAACGTATGGATTGTCCTAACTGTGGTGGCACAAAGACATTCACTGTAACCAATAATCTAGGTTCTCTTGTGTGGAACTGTTACAAAGCCTCTTGTAATGTACGTGGTGGTAATCGTGTACACTTAACAGTGGAAGATATACGTACCAGTATGAGTAATGCGCAGCACTTTGCTGAAGAGCAGTTTGAATTACCTGAATACGTTGTCCCATACCTGAGTGATAAAGCAAAAAGTTGGTTAGACTCTTGGGGTATTTATACAAACAAACTAAACTTTATGTATGATGTAAAAGAAAATCGTGTGGTGTTTCCCGTAATGCACAATAACAAAATTGTAGATGCTACAGGACGTGCTTTGAGTAATCGTTTGCCTAAGTGGAAACGGTATGGAAAAAGTGGCTTGCCTTTTAACTTTGGTTGTGGTAAAGTCGCAGTTGTTGTTGAGGACTGTGTGAGTGCAGCCGTTGTTGGTTACGGTTCCTTTGTCGGGGTTGCGCTTCTTGGTACATCTCTACAAGATTCGCATAAAGGGTATCTTGCACAGTTCTCAACAGCAGTTATAGCGTTAGACCCCGATGCGCTACCAAAGACTTTGCAAATGGCAAAGGAACTACGTGGACATGTAAACGATGTTCGTGTCCTACGTTTGAAGGATGATTTGAAATATCGTAACCCGACAGATATGGAGAACTTAAATGGAATTGTCGATTATTAGAAGCCTAATGGATAAATCATTCTATGATGACCATCGTGGTAGCAAGTGTCCACCACGTTTGTTCAGCAAGGATGCACGTAAAATTAAAGAAGCTATTGATACAGCCATGGATAGGTATGAGCGTACTGTCTCACCAGATGAAGTTGAGGCATTGTTTATATCTAATAACCCCACGCTGACTACAGCACAGAAGCAAGCCTATGCTTCTATGTTTGCTTCTATCAAACGCGAACAGCCTATGGGCAGTGACATAGCACAAGAGGTGTTATCTAAGCTGTTCCAACAAGTAGTAGGCGAGGATGTAGCTAACATTGGATTTGATATGGTTAATGGTGATGCAGCCACGCTAGAGAAACTACGTAATCTGCTAGAAAAATACGGGGATGACTTTATTCCTAATCTTAATATTGAGTGGGATGATATTACTATCGAAACCCTCATGTCAAAAGCAGAGTTAGAGGCACGTTGGACATTCAACATACCATGCGTGACTATGAAGGTAGAAGGTGTTAGCGGTGGTCAGCTTATCGAAGTAGGTGCTAGACCCAATACAGGTAAGACATCCTTCCACGCTAGCTTGATTGCTGCACCGGGTGGCTTTGCACATCAGGGTGCTAAGTGTATTATCTTGTGTAACGAAGAGCCTACACACAGAGTTGGCGCACGTTATCTAACTGCAGCAGCAGGTATGTCAGCAAGGGAAGTTAAAGATAACATGGCTAAAGCTAAATCATTATACGAACCAGTAATGAATAATATTAAAATAAAAGAGGCTGGTGGTCGTGACATGGCTTGGGTTGAATCTGTATGCAAATCATACAAGCCAGATGTGTTAGTGTTGGACATGGGTGATAAGTTTAGTGCAGATGGTAATTTTGCTAGGCAGGATGAGGCACTCAAGGCTTGCGCTATATATGCTAGACAGATTGCTAAGACGTATGACTGTGCTGTATTTTATATGTCACAGTTATCTGCAGAAGCAGAGGGTAGGTCACAGCTTAATCAGTCTATGATGGAAGGCTCACGCACAGGTAAAGCTGCTGAAGCTGACCTGATGATACTGATTGGTAAGAGTCCAGCCAAAGATAAAATAGAGGGCGAAGAAGAAGATAGCCCACTACGTCATATTAATGTAGTAAAAAATAAGTTGACAGGCTGGCATGGTATGGTAAACTGTAACCTAGATTATTTAACAGCGAGGTACACAGACTAATGAAACTTACTCTTGACGTAGAAAACACAGTAACTAAACGAGATGGCAAGATGCATCTTGACCCCTTTGAGCCAGAGAACTCACTGACCATGATTGGTGTATTGACTGACCAAGACGTAGAGCGACACTTCCCATTTGACCATTGTGACGTACCTAATCAACAACATTTCCATGAGCAGGTGCAATGGTTTTTAGATGAAGCTACCATACTTATCTGCCACAATGCTGCGTATGATTTGATGTGGTTGTGGGAGTCAGGCTTCAAGTATGACGGGCCTGTGTTCGATACAATGCTTGCAGAGTATGTGCTACAGCGTGGCATCAAAGAGCCGTTGTCTCTTGAGGCTTGTGCAGAGCGTTACGAACTGGATACCAAAAAGCAAGATACTCTTAAAGAGTACTTTGCCAAGGGCTATACTACCCGTGACATACCATACAACGAGTTGTGTGAGTACCTGTCTGCTGACCTCAATGCTACGCAGCAGTTATGTGATAAGCAGGTAAAGCGGCTACACAGTTGTGATGATGCTGGGCTATTGAATACTGTGTTGCTAACTAACGAGGTAGCTGTGTGCCTAGCACGTATCTATCAGCGTGGCTTTGCTGTTGACTTGTCAAAGTTAAACGAGGTTCGTGACGAGTTTGTTGCAGAAAAAGAACAGATAGAAAAGAGATTAAAAGAACAAGTTATTGAGTTGATGGGTGACACACCAATTAATCTCAACAGTCCAGAGCAAATGTCTTGGGTAATTTATAGTAGAAAGCCAGACGATAAGGCTATATGGGCAAATATGTTTACACCCACCATGTCTAAGACAGAGTTTACACACACGGTAAATAGTCATTCATCTATAATGTACAAGACTAAAGCTGGTCAGTGCTTTGCGTGTTATGGTACAGGCAGACAAAAGAAACTGAAGAAAGATGGAACACCGTATCTCAAAATGCCTATATGTAAAGAGTGTAATGGTGTTGGCTACAGGTTTACTCCAACCAAGTCTATCGCTGGCCTTAGATTTAAAGCACCTAATCCAAAGTGGATAAGTGCCAATGGGTTTAGTACTAATAAAAAGATGCTAGAGATACTAGCTAACTCTGCTAAGAAGAGTAGCTTTGATAGAGCAGAAAACTTTTTGAATGATGTGCAGAGACTATCTGCTTTAGATACATACCTTTCATCTTTTGTTGAAGGTATCCAGACGCACACCAAACAGGACGGTAAGTTGCATGTGCGTTTGCTTCAGCATCGTACGGCTACTGGCAGGTTCAGTGGTGCAGACCCTAACATGCAGAACATGCCACGTGGCGGCACGTTTCCTGTAAAGAAAGTATTTGTGTCACGATTTGATGGTGGGAAAGTTATGGAGGCAGACTTTGCACAGTTGGAGTTTCGTGCTGCTGCCTACCTATCACAAGATGGAGTTGCTATTGAAGAAGTATCTACTGGATTTGATGTACACGCATACACCGCTAAAGTTATTACCGATGCTGGTCAACCTACGGATAGGCAGACTGCAAAAGCTCACACGTTTGCACCGCTTTATGGCGCAACGGGCTTTGGGAGAACGCCAGCGGAAGCTGCATATTATGAACACTTCACAAAAAAATATAGAGGAGTCAGAGAATGGCATACCAGACTGGCTGAAGAAGCTATGACTAAGAAAAAGATTACTACACCTAGTGGCAGGGAGTTTTCTTTTCCAGAGGTTTATAGAAAGTCTAGTGGAACTATATCGCATTTTACACAAATTAAAAACTATCCTGTGCAATCATTTGCCACAGCAGATATAGTGCCTATAGCCATGTTACATATAGACGAGCTATTAGGTAATATGAAATCTTGTATAGTAAATACGGTGCATGATAGTATAGTTATAGACGTGCATCCAGAGGAAGAAGCTAATGTAATTAAGGTGATAGACGACACAAATAAAGCATTGCCTTATCTAATTACTCAACGATGGGGTGTAGAATTTAATGTTCCTCTACTTTTAGAAGCAAAAATTGGTCCGAATTGGCTTGACACCAAGGACATAACCTGATATAACTATGCATCTTACAAAAGAAAAGGAGATAATTGTATGAATCAAGTAATGACTATTGACACAAACAACTTTGGCGAAATGGCTAAAGCTATGGGTATTGCTAATGAAGCACCTGCTGCTAAAAAGCAGGGTGTGTTTCTTGCCCGTCTCAGAATAAACCACTCACCTATTCTTGGCTCTGATACTATTAAAGTCAAGGGCGGTACTTATAAGCTAGAGATTCCTGATGGCCCTGTTTATTATGCAGAGTCTGCTATCATGCGTCCATTCCTGCAACGCTTTATGTATAAAAAGTTTGTTATGGGTAGTGGTGGTAGTCCCAATCGTTATGTTAAGACTGTCATGGCTGACACGCTTAACTTGGACTTAAAGGATAATGATGGTGGCTTTAATTGTGGTAAACCTGCTGGTTGGATTGAAGATTTTAATTCACTACCCGATGCTACAAAGGAACTAATACGTTCTATTAAACGAGTTCGTGTGGTGATAGGAACCGTGCAACTTACTAATGCAAAGGATGTGGATGGTAAAGATGTGGAAGTTGGAGCCACTCCGTTTATCTGGGAAGTAGAAAATCGTGATGCATTTAAAACTGTGGGTTCTGTATTTACACAACTAGCAAAGATGAAGCGTCTACCTGTGCAACACAATGTTACGTTGAATACAGAAGAGCGTAAGTTACCTAATGGTAATAGTTTCTATTTACCTGTAACATCTTTGGATGTTGCAAATAGCATTGACCTTACTCAAGATGACCAAAAAAAGTTTGCTGACTTCATGTCTTGGGTTACTAATTATAATCAGTATATCATTAATGCTTATACAGAAAAGACATCACAAAAAGCTGACGAGGCTTTAGATGATTTAGATATGGATGGGGTTGTTGATATCGAGTTTGAAGAAGAGGTGGCTTAATGAAACATCCTGCTGAACTGGCACTGCATCAGTATCTTGATAATGCCACACGTGGTAAATCAAGCATGTCAACTGAAACAATCAAACAGATTGGTGATGATGTCATGGCTGCTGCACAACGCCAGTTTGGTGGGGGTAACAAGCGAGACAAGTTTAGTCTACGCATGTCTAATGTAGGTAGACCAACTTGTCAACTTTGGTATGACAAGAACAAGCCAGAGGTAGCGTTACCCTTTCCTACAACATTCGTTATGAACATGATGCTTGGTGATATAGTAGAAGCAGTGTTTAAAGCTATCTTAAAAGAAGCAGGAGTTAAATATGAAGACACGGATAAAGTTACTCTTGACCTTGGTGACGACAGCGTTTCTGGTAGTTATGACCTCATCGTTGATGGTGCAGTTGATGATATTAAATCAGCTTCAGACTGGTCATACAGAAACAAGTTTGAGTCCTATGACAGTCTTGCCAGCGGTGATGGTTTCGGGTATGTGGCACAACTAGCTGGATACGCAAAGGCTTCAGGCAAAAAAGCTGGTGGTTGGTGGGTAGTTAATAAAGCTAATGGGCAGTTTAAATATGTGCCAGCGACAGGTCTTGACATTGATAAAGAGGTATCCCAGATAAAGGATACGGTTCACACAGTAAAGGAGAATAAGTTTGAAAGATGTTTTGAACCAGTGCCTGAGACTTTTCGTGGCAAGCCCACAGGTAATAAAGTCCTTAATGATGGATGCAAATTTTGTAGCTATCGTTTTGATTGTTGGGATAGTCTTATTGAACTACCTGCTGTAAAATCACAGGCAAAAAACCCGCCCATTGTGGCATATGTTGAACTAGCAAAGGAGTATGTTTAAGATGGAGATTGAAGTAAATGAACTCGCAGAACAAATTAAGGAAGCGGAACTGCACCTTTCGGAACTTCGGAAGGAGTATCGTGAACGGAAGACTGCAGGTTTACGTGCGGCGATATCAGCGCGTAATGAAGCAGATAAAGTCTTGCGCGAAGAGCTACAGGCTTTAGGCTACCGTAGTCCATTTATCTCATGGCGTGATACGGCATAGTGTCACCTTACAAACAATTTAGGGCAGCACGAAAGTATGGTTATCGTAGCGGTCTGGAACTAAAAATATCTGAGTACTTACAAGAACTAAAGATAAAGTTTTTGTATGAAGGTATTAAGATTGAATGGGAAGACTTAGCTTATAGAACATATACGCCAGATTTTGTGCTGCCTAACGGTATCATAATAGAAACTAAGGGTAGATTTACTGTAGCAGATAGAAGAAAACACAAGTGCATAAAGAAACAACATCCGAATTTGGATATTCGTTTTGTTTTTACAAATAGTAAAAGCAAATTACAAAAAAATTCAAAGACAAGTTATGCTCAGTGGTGTATAAAACATGGGTTTCTTTACTATGATAGAATCATCCCTGAAGATTGGTTAAAAGAAAAGGGTAAGAATAAACACCCTAAGTTTATTAAATTTGGTGGTACAAAAGTAAAAAGGAGATAGACATGGACAGGATGATGACTAAACTATCTAAAGAAATTAGTAACGAGGATTTTATTATTCGGGTTAGACCATTCTCAGATGATAGTGGTAGGTGGTCTGGTGAGGTTGATATATCCATTATGGCTATGCCAGATAATCCACTGGTTGATGAAGACTATCATCAAGTTATGCACTTTACTAAAATGATGTGTGCTTCTGTTCCCGTTATGGAAGAGGTTGAAGAATTACGCAACATTGCCCACGAATATGTAATGAAAGTTATTGACAATGAAGCTGATATTAGTGTAGAACTAGAGGAAGAAATGGGCGTTGAAAAAACTTACGATGGTAACGTAGTTCACTTACAGTTTAACACAAAAACTAAGGGGTCAGCATGAGTAGACATGAAGAATATATGAAAGCAATGATGATACAAGAGGAGTTACGTATGGCACAAGCAAAGAAACAAAGTGATAATGTTGTTGATATGGTCAATAGTCCACCTCACTATAATCAACAGGGTGTAGAATGCATAGATGCTATACATGCCGCTACAGATATTGGCTTTCAGTATTATTTACAAGGCAACATAATGAAGTATGTCTGGCGTTATCGCTATAAGAATGGAAAGCAGGACTTACAAAAAGCTGCATGGTACTTAGAAAAATTAATAGAGACCTACGATGAAAGTTAAAATGTTTATAACAATAGAGATAGATGACGAAGAATACCCTGTGCCAGCCGATGGTCGTGTTGGTGATGAACTAGAAGAAAGCATCCAAGAATACTTCTATGATATTGAGGGTGCCGATATCAAACATATAAGAACAGTTACGGAGTGAGAGATGATAAGCAATAAATTACCTACAGATTACCAAAACTTTATAGCACTGTCACGCTATGCACGTTGGAAAGAAGATGAACAGCGTAGAGAAACATGGGGTGAGACAGTCACACGATACTTTGATTATATGGAAAAGCATCTTGCTGACCAGCACAACTATGCCCTGCCAGAAACACTACGTGCAGAATTAGAAGAGGCTGTACTTAACCAAGCTATCATGCCTAGCATGAGAGCATTGATGACCAGTGGCCCCGCACTGGACAGATGCCACGTTGGTGGATACAACTGTTCCTATGTGCCTATAGATAGCCCACGTGCATTTGATGAGACTATGTATATTCTTATGTGCGGCACAGGCGTAGGCTTTAGCGTCGAGCGTCACAACATTGAAAAGCTACCTATAGTGGCAGAGGATTTCTATAAGACTGACACAGTTATTAAGGTAGGTGACAGCAGACCGGGCTGGGCAAAGTCTCTAAAAGAACTTATTGCTATGTTATACGCAGGACAGATACCAGCATGGGACGTGTCAGAGGTACGCCCTGCAGGTGCTAGACTAAAGACGTTTGGCGGCAGAGCATCAGGTCCACAGCCGCTAGTAGAGTTGTTTGATTTCTGTGTTGAGAAGTTTAAGAGAGCAGCAGGACGCAGGCTCTACCCGATTGAATGTCACGACATCATGTGTAAGATAGGCGAGGTTGTAGTTGTCGGCGGTGTACGCCGTAGCGCACTTATCAGCTTGTCTAATCTAAACGATGACCAGATGGCACACGCCAAGTCAGGTAAGTGGTGGGAGAACGAAGGTCAACGTGCGTTGGCTAATAACTCTGTGGCATACAAAGGTAAGCCAGAGATGGGTACATTTATGCGTGAGTGGCTGTCTCTATATGACAGTAAGTCAGGTGAGCGTGGCATCTTTAATAGAAAGTCTGCACAGGTACAAGCTGCTAAGAACGGTAGGCGTGACGCTGAACAGGACTTTGGCTGCAACCCTTGCTCTGAGATTATTCTACGCCCCTATCAGTTCTGTAACCTATCTGAAGTAGTCATCCGTGAAAGCGATACTATGGATACGTTAAAAGAAAAGGTGAGGCTTGCCACAATATTAGGCACGTTCCAAGCTACGCTGACTAACTTTAAGTATCTACGCAAAGTGTGGAAAGATAATACAGAGGAAGAGCGTTTGCTGGGTGTGTCTTTGACAGGTATCATGGACAACGCCATGACATCTACTACAGGCGATAAGTTGCCTATACTACTTGGTATACTAAAAGATGAGGCGGTGCGCACTAATGAAGCTATGGCAAAACAGTTAGGAATACCACAATCTACTGCAGTGACCTGCGTTAAGCCTAGTGGCACTGTGTCACAGCTTACTGACGCAGCGTCAGGTATACACGCTAGACACAACCCATATTACATACGCACCGTGCGTGGCGATAACAAAGACCCGCTGACACAATTCCTTATCTCACAGGGTATACCTGCTGAACCTGACGTAATGAAACCCGACTCAACGACAGTGTTCAGCTTTCCTATGAAGTCACCCTTGGGTGCTATCACACGCACACAGATGAACGCAATAGAGCAGCTAGAGTTATGGCTTACCTATCAGCGTTACTGGTGTGAGCATAAGCCATCTGTTACTATCTCTGTAAAAGAACACGAGTGGATGCAGGTAGGTGCTTGGGTGTACGAACATTTTGATGAGGTATCTGGTATCAGCTTCCTGCCATTCAGTGAGCATACATATCAGCAAGCACCTTATCAGGATATAGATAAAGATGAGTACAAAAAGTTCTTGACAAAGATGCCAAAGAATGTAGACTGGTCATTGTTGCAAGAGTTTGAGAAGGAAGATACTACATCAGGTGGACGTGAGTTGGCGTGTACTGCTGGCGTTTGTGAAGTAGTAGATTTAACGGCAGCGTGATGAAGTGTTGGCATTGTAATACAGAGTTAAGGTGGGTTGGAGACCACGATGTAGATGAACTTACAGATAACCGCTATACAATACTTAGTTGTTTAGAGTGTCCCGAATGTAAGTCATGGGTTGAGGTTTACTATCCTAATCTTGAACACGAAGACCATAGAAAGGAGAATTAGATGAGCCTAAGAGACGTGTTAATAGATGCACAGATGTCGTATTTAGTTGGCGGCATTAATAAACACAAAGCTAATATAGAAGTGTACATGAATAATACAATTGGTATTGGTGAACACTCTGACATAATAGAAACAATAGACTTAGAACTAGAAAAACTATCTAATTATCACGACAAGCTAGAGATGCTTGTTAAGTACTTCCCTAAAACAAAAGAAGGAGATAATAATGAGCAGCAATCTGGAACCAGCGACTAAAGACCGTAAGAAGTTTGACATTGACCTTGAGTATGGTAAGGTTCGTGAGAAGATGGTAGCTGATATGCTACAAGATAAAAAGATTGAGGTGAAAAGTGAAAGAGACGTATGGCAAAAGACTGGCAACATCGCAATCGAATACGAGTGCTATGGTAAGCCAAGTGGCATCAACGCTACGGAATCAGATTACTGGTTCCATAATCTTTGTATTGGTGATGAAACTTTTGCGACTATTGTGTTTGACACGAAGTCGTTAAAGCGTATCATTTCTAATCTTGATAGCAAGCGCAGTGTTTCTGGTGGAGACCACAATGCAGCAAGAATGTATTTGTTGAATCTACAGAAGTTGTTTTCCTCTGACGTAATCAAAGCATTTAAGGAGACTAAGAATGCGGCGTAACGGCCTAACAAAGTATGATGCTCCACTGCGTATACAATACCAGTGGGGCTATGATGCGTTTAAGCGTGGTGGTAGACTGGTCACTAAGAACAGTAGACAAGTGTATCAAGAGAACCGTCCTAACCTTGACCCTAACACCATGCAGTATCGTGAGTGGCAGCGTGGTTGGAACGATGCTTACTATGAGAATTTAGATAAGGGTAAGTACAATGGGGTTAAAGGAAGAAGCTGAACAGTGGATGAAGGAGAGGTATATGAGTAATATTACAGCAACGGAGTACCAAAGACGGGCTGGAGAAACGGCAATATACCCAGATAATAAAGCACTAGAATATCTAACATTGGGATTGGCTGGTGAGGCTGGTGAGATTGCTAACAAAGCAAAGAAGCTAATACGTGATGGTGCAGACAGAGAAGAGCATCACGCTAAACTAAATGCCATTGGTCACGAGATTGGAGATGTTATGTGGTATTGCGCCATGCTTGCTAAAGAAGTGGACATGAACCTTGGTAGAATCATGGAAGACAACTTGGATAAATTGGCAGACAGGAAAGCTAGGAATCGTTTACAAGGTGACGGTGACAATCGTTAAGTATATACCGTTCTTAATCTATTCCACCATCTTTTAGTCTTTTAGCTTGTGTTAATGCATATTCCCATGCATCATCCTCTGCTATGGTGCGTCCATCATTTTCGTCTTCATAAGTCTCCTCAATTAAAACTTTGTGTCTTTGGGGGACTTTATTTAAGTACGTGACTTTATCTCTTCTGTTTTGCTCTTCCTCACTTAAACCGTGGTCTAGCCGTTGCTTATCCAAAACTAAATTACGCACAGCGGTTCGTTTTTTATTGATATACGCTTTTAACTTTTGCCGCTTTACTTTATCACTTTTAATATCATTATAGGCTTTACCTAACACATATCTGGACACATCACGTTCCATAGCAAGTCCCATCATGCCCCGCATCTGATTTGTTAATGGTGCATCTAATTTAATTCTTCGTGGACTTAGTTCAAAATATTCTAAATTTAGTCTATCAAACTCTTTTTCCCACGGTTTCTTTTCACCACGAGGTGTCAATCCTGTTATCTGCTTAATGAATGCGTTCATAGAACGTAATCCACCCACACGAGTTGGTGATTCAAGACGGTCTCTGGTTGGCCCTAATCCTCTATAACCAAAAATACCCTGTGCATCATCTCCTATGGTTTGAGGGAATGATTTAGTTGCTTGCTTTAACATGTAAGGTATAATTTCTACATCATCATTGTTTGGTAGCTGCCTAAATTCAGGGTCAAGAGATGTAACTACATCTTTTAAAACTCCTGCACCTACAGTGTAAGTATTAAAATAATTACCCAATGTTCTGGCTGCGGCTTGCCATATTTCTTCCTCACTCAAGCCACCATTTACACCATTTATTATTACATCCGTGGTAGCATCTAACATGTCTAGTTGTGTACCTGCTCTACCCTGACCACCTGTTACTGCATTCCAAAATTCTTTTGGTGAATAGGGTAAGTCAGAAGCTACTCTGTCATTGTCATGCCAGTTGCCAAAGTTATTCCTGTACATATAATCTGCAAACATTGCATAGGCAGAGAACGGACCAAAGGATGCTCTCATGTCAAATGAACCACGAGTCGTGGGGTCTAAGTATTCATACGGCCCAGTGTTTTCATCTCCAAATGTATTACGTAAAGCAGCAAATGTACCCAGCATAGCTAGTCCAGTAAGTTGTTTACCTGCTCTGTCAGCATAACTAGATTTATTTAATACGCCACCTAAATCAAACATGCCAAACACAGGCGCATGTTCATACATAAATCTAAATTGATTAACCATGTAACGTGGGAATGGTATGGCTAATGAACCGCCTGTGCTTTGACCAAACTTAATAAGCATGTCAGCACCAGCGTTAAACACACCGTCTTTGCCTCTAAACTTACCTGTTTGATAAGTAAAGTCTAGTGCTTTTTCCATAGCATCAGACATGCTGTCTGTCTTTGCTGCTATTTGTGCAAAGTCGCCATCAACTAACACACTTTTTAAAGTACGTTTTCCGTCAGATGCTGCGAATATTTGCTTATCTAATTCTCTAGCAAATATGGCACGTTTAAACATATTATCTGACAGGGTATTAAAATGATTTAGCTTTCTAGCTATGCCTATTATACCCTTTTCTGTGCCAGTAATGTTACCTACATCACCCATATCTCTAAACAACTGTCTAGTAATACCAGTAGCACCAAATTTATCATCTGCCATAAGGCGAGTAAGAGCAACTGTGGTTGCGCTATTCATGCCTAATATTAGGTCTTTAAATAAAAGAGAATCAATGCCAGTTCTTAACTGCGCTTTTCCTAATCGCACATCTCTGCTTGCGTCTTGTGCTAACTTAGCATCTGATATTGTTCTTAGTTTATTAAAGTTTCCTTTTGCATAGTTTACAGCACCAGTTCCTAAATTATCTAAAGCATATACAAAGTTACGCATATATCCATTTGTTGTGTTACGAACAGTGGTTGCTGCTTGCACAGTCATTAAACCAACACGTGCCTTGTTTAAATTTTTAAAAGCTAAAGATACATCTCTTATGTTATGCTCTTTAATACTTTCTTGTAAACGTCTGTAGCCTTTACTTGTAAAGTCACCCATATCAAGAAGAGCATCATCAATTTCGTTAAGTTCAAGTTGTAATTTTTGTACAATATCTTTTGCTGTTCTTTGCCCACGAAGAAGTCTACCTGCCCTGCTGACTTCTTCTGCAATTAAAGCGGCCCCGTCTGCAGCCATTACAGTACCTAGCTGTTGAGAGGTTACACCGTGGTCATCTAGTATAGATTTAAGCTGGTCTTTATCAATGATACCTTCTCTAACTGCACGGGATACACGTGAAGTAAATCTTTCTTGTAAATCTTCAGCACTACCCGCAACAAGTCTCTCTGCTCCATCATCAGTGTATCTGGGTGGAATTAAATGATATATCTTTGCACTTGCAGCAGAAATGTTTTGTATAAGCTGCTCATCTAAACCGGGCAGCATATCTGCGTCATCTGCTAGTTTTTCTTTTAGCTGTTTACCCAAAGCAAGTTCTTCTGGTATTGTTTCTGATAAAGATTTTTTATCTGCGGTTATGGCCTTTTGCATTTTTTCTGCAGTCTTGGCTACAAGTTTTTCTTTTTTTGTTTTACCACCTTTAAATACTTTTTTAGTAAGTTCATGTCCAGCTTCAATTATAGCTACATCTTCTTTTGTTGTAGCTTTTACTATTTCTTCTGCTTGAGCAGACCGTAAAGCAGCATGAGTGCCTGTGCCTAACCCAAGTAAACCACCAGTGACTGTAGCTATGGCACCTGATGCAGCCACTTGTGTCATGTCAATTTCATCTTTTAGTCCTGTTTCAACACGAGTTTGTTCTTGTGCTGCGACTGTACCTGCCGCAACAGGTGCTTCGATAGCCATTGCACGTGCAGCAGAGCGTATGCCACCACGTTTTATGGCTTCTCGTATTCCAAATTTTAAACCCTGTTGTGCGGCAAGCTGTCCTGCTTTAGCTGCACCACCTGTAAAAATACCTGCGTATGTGGATGGTGCTGTAACAACACCTTCAAGGTAGTCACCAACTGCTGTCCAACCAAAGTCACTATCCATTCGGTCAAACGTATCCATAAGTTTTCCCATACGCAAACGAGCATCTTCGTCTGCTTCCTGTGCATAAGCCATGTCCTTTAGGGCAGTGACTTCATTCACATTCTGAGAACGAAAATGCTCCATGTAAGCATCGTATACTTTTTCGTTTGTATCAAGCTCGTCTGGCTTGTATCCACCCCGTCTAATTAAAAAACTAGAAGCATCGTCAATAAAGTTTACATTTCCTATTAAGGAATCTTTATTTAAATCTGCTCCCTCTTCTATGTCATAGTGATTAAACTCAGACATTATTAATATCCTGCTGGTGGAATAAAGTTAGGATTACTTCTTTTTGCTTTGGCAATTAATTCAGCAGCCTCTACGCTACCCGGTTGTGTAGAACGTATCTGTTCCTCTATTGAAATAGTAGCTGTGTCTATCGCTGAAGAAGATGCTTGAGATGCAGCATCTGCTGCACCGCTATCTACGTTATTTAACTCTGGGCTTTCCCCTGCTTTTACAAATAATTTTTTATCTCTGTTTACAACAATTTGTCCTCTACCACCTTCTGATGGCATGACATAATTTATGTCGTGGTTATCTGCAATGGCAGTCTTTACTATTTTTAGTCCCTCTGCATAACTGTTTGTTCCATTGGATAGCACATAGTTAGTTAGAACAGCCCCCAGTTTTCCAGACACTTTAAAATATTCTCGTCTATTAGCATCATCTATAGCAGGGTCAATTACAAAACCTTCCTCCGTCTCAACAGTTTTTAGTCCATTTCGGGATGCTAATGCGCCATCTAATAATTTTGTCATAGAATTTACATTACTAGGAGTTAACTTACCCGTTGTTCCTACGTTATCTAGTAAGTACAACGCATCAGCTTCTAATTTTAATTCTTTAGCTTCCGCTTCATTACCCTTTGATTTTAACGACATGGCTATCACACGAAGTCTTTTTGATTCCTCGCCGGGGTCGGCTAGTCTACCTAGCATATATGGTTTTAATTTGCCTTTTAACGCAGGTGGCATGGCAGCTAAAGCCTCATCTTCATCAGGAAGACTTGCATTGTAAGCCTCTAATTCATTTTCTGTCATTTTGTTAAGTCTATTTATAGCAGCTTCATCGCCACCAAAAAGATTGCCAAAACCAACAGCTACACCATCCTTTATTTTAGGCATTGGTGTTCTGGTTACAGGGTTATTAAACTTAACAAGTTGTTCTATAGTTACACTATTACCATTTCTTTGCGCTAAACCTATCTGGTCCAGTGGACTTAATCCTAGAGTTGTCTGTTGTGCAGCTAAAGTTGATGAGTATTCTTTGGCTTTTTCATATCCAAATCTATCAATTAAATATTGTACGGCATCTGCGCTCCCTTCTAATTCACCCTGCATTTTTTTCATTTCTTTTGTTAATTCTTTTTCTTTAGCCTTTGCTTCTTTAGCATCCAGTATACCACGCTCTACCTGTATATCAGAAATTCTTCTAATATTTTCTGATGTTTCAGCCATATCTTTTTGAATTTCACGGTCAACAGATTCAGCTAAACCTGTAATAAAACCTTTTGCAAAATTACCACTAAACATGTTATTGTCTCCTAGCCATTAGTCCAGTTGGCATTGCTGGCTTCTCTTCTGGAACATCGGCAGCAACAGTTTCAGTATCTGTGTCTTCTTGTGGTTCATCTGTTTCTTCTCTGAACTTATTAAGTGACTTTAACACTAATGTTTTTCTTGGCTCTTCTGTGTCCTCTAAACCTGTAGTATATTTAACACCAGCCTTATCTGCTAACAACATAATAAACTCCATAAGTATTGGAGATACAAGTATGCCTACGTCTACCGTATGCACACCGTCCATAACACTAGCAAGTTGTATTGTGTTTACTAACGCTGTAACACTAACACCCATTTCAAGAACATCAAACAGTTGACTCTTAAATTCTTCTGTTGTCATACGCTCTATATAATATTCAATAGCACCCTCTACAGTAGGAAACTGTGGTGGTGACTGCCACGGCCTAGCACCCAACTCGTGAGTTAGTGACATGCCGGGAATAGGTGCATCAAATTCAGGAGATGTTTCCATTTACTACGCTTCTTTCACTAATCCTATTTGTTTAAATAAATCTTTTTTCATTTCTTTACCTATAGCCGTGCCACCTTTTGTTTTAACCGTAACATCAGGATTATTTATAGCATCCGTAACACTAGGTCGATTTTTATTTTGTATACTTTTTCTCTTTTCTTGTAGCATTTTAAATGCTTCTAAAGCAACATCAGCAGGTTCTTTATTGTCTTTTTCTTTTTTATCCATCATCTTTCGTGGTGTTAGTAAACCAGAAGTCTCTGCTGGCTTTTCTTCTGCGGAAACATTCCTTGCACCACGCAAAAAGTCTGCATAAGCAGCTAGAATATGGTCAGCTTTAAATAAATCTTCTTGCGACATTATGAACCTCCAAAGCTACCCTTAATCCATGCACTACCAAGTGTGCCAACCAGTCCACCCACAGCAGTCCCCATAGCGGATGAGGAGTTCTCTTTTGCTACAGCGGCTCTAGTGGCTGCATCTATATTAGCTACAGCTAGTCTATTGTTTCTGTCTAAGCCATTTTCTGCAGAAGTCCAAGCCCATTCCATAGTATCAGCATAATATTGCCACAGATTATCGTACGCTTCCCGGCTAATATCTAATACAGCATTAGCGTTTAATTCATTGGCACGATTAATAGCTGCTGTATCTGCTGTAGCAATCTGCCTACGCCATTGTGCGTTAGCTTGTGCAATGACCATTTGATTTTGTGCGTTAAACTGGTCACGCTGATTGTTTAGTTCTGCGTTAAATCTTTCTACTGTATTTTCTTGACCTGCATTAAATTGAGTTTGTGCATTAGCTTGTGTTGCATTAAACTGCGATGTCTGAGTAGCTAAATTTTGAAAGAATTGGTCAACTTGATTTTGACTAGATGCATTAAACTGTCTTGCTGCATTTTCAGCAGCTTGGTCTGTAAACAATGACTGAACACGCTGTTGTGCTTTAAATAAGTCTGTTTGCTGGCGGTTAGATAAATTAGCCATGTCAGTCTGCAAAAAGTTTTGTGCATTTTGCACAGCAGCCTGTTGTCTATTACTTAAATTAGATGTGTCTAACTGCGCTAAAGCTGCAGCCTGTGACATTATCAAAGCCTGATTGTTAGATAAATTGTTTAGGTTCATCGTGTTTGCTACACGACTATTTTCTAGTTGAACCTGTTGGTCTGCTGTAAAGTTTTGATTAGCTATGTCAGCCACACGAGATGCGTTCTGCACACGCATTTGAAAGGCTTGGTCGAAGTCTTGTCCTACAAACTTAGCACGTTGCTCTGCAGCTAACATTGCTGCCTGCTGTCTGTTAGATAAATTCTGTGCATCAAAACGTGCAATTGTTTGTGCATCAGCTTGTGCAATTGGCAGCGCACTTTCCATAGCTGCCTGTACAATAGCCTGCCCAGCCAATGATGAAGCACCTAATCCTCGCGCAGCCATTGCAGAGTTAGCACTGCGTATAGCCCCTGCAGCCCATGCTGGTGTGTTACCACCTACAAATTGTTGCATCAAGCCATCAAGTTGATTCTGCACTAAAGCCTGTGCTGATGGATTAGCAGAAGCTGCTGCAGTTTGCGTTTGTGCAGTTACCTGTGCTACAGCGTTAGCGTCTACACCTGTGCCTGTAATTAATTCGCCGGACTGTATTTGTCTTTGTACAGGATTGTTTATAAGAGTAGCATTTCCCTGCGCAGCCTGTAAATTGCCCACAGAAGACGCTGTTTGCTGGGCAGCAGTAACCTGTGCGCGAGGGTCTACAGGGTTAGCCTGTGCCGCTTGAGTGGCTTGCACTGCAGCATTTACGCCGGGTGCAGCTTGTGCAGATTGCATTGTATTAGCTTGTATTGCTGCAGGAGCTTGTGCTTGTGCTGTGGCAGCTTGTGCGGTAGGAACAGCAACCTGACCAGACACTTGACCCGTACCGGGCATTACATATTGAAAAGGGTCTAACTGATTTGTTTGTGCAGCAATGGTGGTGCCACCAATAGGCAAACCGGGGTTGTACATTTGCTCTACACTAAACTGACCAACTCCGGGTTGACCACTAGTTAACGGACCCGGTCCAGTAAATATTGGTGTAGCAGCCTGTGTTGCTTGTGGGTTTGTTACAGTGCCACGTGGCATACCTTGTGTTACTGGCGGTGTAGATGTGGGTGCTGGCTGACCTGTAGCAGAATATTGACCAACGGGTGCGTTCATGGGTGCAGTAGATGGTTGTAGATTAGCAGGCAAAGTACCACCTGTCTGCATCTTGACCACACCACCACGTGCCATCATTCTAGCCGCATTAGTATATGTATTCATCTGCTGCTGACGCTGTGGGTCTTGTTCGATGAACTCTTGGAACTTACTCATGTCACCAGAATAGCCCATAGTCTTAGCAATCTTGTTCATAGCCTCTGGCTTAAATGCTTTAAACTGCATCATTTACTTAATGCCCTATCTAGTTTATCTTCGACACGATGTAATGCTTCCATGACACGGTTCATGTCTTCTCTTAATTCATTCTTTGTAGCGTAGTCTTCACGTGTTCTATTCAACAGTATGTCTATGCGCTTAATCTCTGACATTTGGTTGCGAAACATCCACAGCGCAGGCGCAATAACCAGCGTCAGGATAATGTTCCAGAACATCATGCTTGAGAGTTCCATTAGTCAGCATCCGCTATGGTCAGTTCGCCAGCTTCTACTTGGCGCATGATTTCTGCGTAGTGGCGATTATTTGTATTTATTGGAACTGAACAGGATTTAGCATCAATGACGCAAGAAACGCTTACATTTACACCTTCTTCTTTAAAGTATTTTGCATTTTCAATTATCATTTATAGCTCCGCATCTAATTCAATGTAAGCATCTGCGTCATTATTTGTGCGAAACACACCACCAGTCGCACTTGTATAACCACTGCCACCTAAAGTTATTGATACTGGGCTTTCTTCTCCTGTAGTTGAAATTGATACAGATGAAACGGCTCCAATTCCTAATATTTGAAAAGCACCACTGCTTGTTAATGTTGGTGCAGTTCTCATTCGACTAGGCATATCCAAAACTCCCCTAGCCGCACTTGTACTGTAGGCGGCAACATTACAAATATCTGAATAAGCCGCATTGTCTATATACTTTAAATAATATCTCTGACACTTCGTAAGCGTAGTGCCAAATGCTTCATGCTCAAACGATGTGGCTACATCGCCTATCTCAAGCTGAACACCCGTAAGTTCAATATAATTATCTGCCGCACCTACAATATTTTGTTGATTTGACGTGGAAAAGTTTGCTGTTCCGTTTTGCGCCCAAGTGCCACTTGTTCCACTCTGGTAATCTGAACCATAAGCCAACCCCCATATTACTCTAAAACCTGCGCCGTTATCATTCACTATCGCACCAGAGGAACCTTGAACAGCAGAATTTGCAACAGCATTTAAGGTGTATCTTTCCCAAGTATTAGCTGATGAGACGGTAAACTCTAATGGACAGGTAGTTCTTGTAGTATCTATTTTATCTATACACACTGTGTGTACACCAGTTACGTTACTTTTGTAATAAAAAGATAATGTTAAATTTTTAGCACCGGAACTTCCAAACTTTAAAGTTTGTAAATTTTGTGCTTCTATACTTTGCATTAACTGCACAGATTGACTACTTCCAATACTTGTGTCAGCAGTTGTAACTAAAACTTTTAAACTATGCTTTAGTCCCGCATCAAAAGCATCACCAGTTGTAAGTGTTTCTTGCGACATAGTAAGAGTTGAGTCTGCGGCCTCATCCATTTCCCATCTATCAATGACAAAAACTCCAGCACCAGTAATTGAAGCTGTTGACGTGCCACGCTGTGCAACCTTCATCCCACCATTGATGATAAAGTTGCGGTTTGGTGTTAAATTGCTTGCATCTTGCGAACCTATCAGTGCCGCTAGTTCTGCTGCTTTACTCATGCTAAGTCTCCGTGTGCCGCTGTCATAACGTAACCATTATCAGTAAGGGTGCCATCGCTACCTTGAACTCTAACGCCAGATGCAGATGCTGTTCTATTAGCAATTTCTAACCGTATTTCATCCTGTCCTGTACCATAAGTTTCTGCAAAATTAGCATTTGAAAATGCACTAACAAATGCATATGCGTAATAACCTGTTCCTTCATCTGTTGTCGTTGTTATATTGAAACTTTCTTTTATTTCAGTGTCAGAGCCATCAAAAGTTGCACTACCATTTAAGTGCATCCATGCCTTCGCACTACCACCCGCCACAAAGCTGGTAGCAATGCTGTTATTACCGCTGGCATCCTTTAATGTGTTAACTCTAAGTTCGCTTGCCATTATGCTAAGTCTCCAAGTGCTTCTGTTCCACAGTCAGTTACACTATCTTCAGAACGTGACATATTGTACCAAGTGCCTATGCCGTATGCGCTGGTTGATGAGGCATCACAATGAGTTTCTCTGCCGTAGATAGTGAACGTACAAGTAGTGACTGCGTAGTTTGCATTGCCCATATTATTGGTGAAATTTACTTCAAAGTTTCCTGTTGCTGTGTCAGTAATACTGCTCGTATTTAGACTGTCACTCAAAGCTGCGGCAACAGTAAATTTTGCCCATTGCTTTGCCAAACCCTGCTGAAGATTAGTCGTGGTTGAGTTGCCCTCGCCAGTAACGCTAATGGAGCCAGCGGTGGTTACACCTGTCAGGGTATCTACTTTAAGAATACTAGCCATTATGCGAGGTCTCCGTGTGCGTGATATTGTGATATATTTAAGTCTATCAACGCTGACATACTCATACTTTGCAAAAATATTTCTGACGCACTATCCCCACGAACTGCTTCGGCATTTCTATTGTAGTTTCCTGACCCATTATTCGTTGTTGTATTTTGTCCAGATGCCGTACAAGATATTGTAGTTGTTGAAGAAAATGCATTAGTTATAGCAACTTTTTGTCTTCCTGTTGCGGTATCTGCTGTCGAACTTACATTAAAACTGTCGTTTATGCTTGTTCCATTATCAACGCTTGTTATCCAAGATTTTACAGCTTGTTGCTTAATCAGCGCAACAGGCCCAGTACCAGCCTTGTCAGCAATGGTATCTACATTCAACACACTGGTCATACGATACTCCAATATCCATTAACGGTGACAGTTGCGTTCTGTGTAATTGGTCCTGCCGATACGCCATTCTCATCACTGTCAATCGTAATATCTGCACTGATGGTCTGCCCATTCAAGCGGATGATGCTGTTGTTACCCTTGAATGGATAGCGTGTGTCACTCTCTGTCTTAGTGTAGCTACTTGCTACAGCAAAGGTATCATACACCACCATCTCAACAATGTCGTTCAGGCTGGCGGCTGTGACTAATACAACGCTTGTGCCTGTTGTGGCTGCATAGTCAGTACCCGGCTTGAGAAGCACACCGTTCTGATACACGTCCATGTACAGGCTGTCTGTATAGCTTAGTGTTTTTGCATCGCCATCACTACCACTAAATGTCGTTTGACTAGCAGTAGCCTGATACACAAAGCGGTTGCGAACACCAAACTCTGGGGATTTTCCTATATATGGCATTATGGTTTCTCCGGCCACTTAACATCATCAAGTGATGTTGCAGTTTTTGTTATATCACGCAATTCTTGGCGATAAGTTGTCATATCAGAAGACATGGTTTGGTCAGACAGACCATAATGGTCAGTTTCAGCCAAGCGTTTGTTGCGTTCAGTACGCAATTCTTCTAGCTTTGCTGCGTTTTCAAGTTCTGTTGTCTTTGTAGCTACAGCACTTGAATCCCAAGACACCACATTACCGTTTGCATCATGTGCAATTATATCTTCCCCATTTCCTGCGGTGCGTATTACGCTTGGATATAATGCGTAGATTGCTTCATGTTTCATGTTGACAATCATCCGGCTATCTCCATCAGGATTAGTTCAGCGGGTATGTTGTCATAAACAAAGTATTTAACAGTGGATGAAGAACTAGCCTTAAAACCAACCTGATATGTTTGTGCGCTTGTTGTCGAAGGTTCATCTACAACTTCAAAAGTCATGTTGTGAATTGTTTGACCAGAACTAGCAAAAGCCCGAGCTAATCCATTACTTGATTCACCTAAATGAGTGCCGGAAGCAACAGTTCCACGATATAGCGTTACATAGCTACTATGCGCGCTACTATTGGTATAAGTGCTGGTAGTGAATCTGATAAGTATTTTACTACTTGTGCTTATCGGTGTAATGGTTCCTTCGATAGCCGGACTGCCAAGAGAAACAAAACTGGTTGAAGATGTTGTTACTTCTGTTGAAAATGGAGCTACAACAACTTGCAGTATTTTACCCGAAGATAAACCGCCAGATTCAATTTTAGTTAAAGTCATCTACTTATCCTTATGCGTAAGGGCTGTCACCCAACACAGATGTATCCCAAGCTGCTTTTAGCTTTGCGATTGTGTCTGCGCTAGTAATTGCAGAAGCAGCAGGTGCATCACGCAAAGCCTTCTTCTTAGCTACAGATGCAGCCTGTGCTGTGCTGTCAGCAGCCTCTAGTGCTTTCATATATACGACATCCTCTGCATCAAGCAGTGGCTGACGAACTTCACGGATTTTGTCCTTGAAGATAACTTTAGCAGCAGTCATGTCTTCAGAAATGACCTTGCCACTTAATGACCATGCACCACGAAAGTGACGGTCAGAAGGAACGGTTGCGGTTGAAGCATCAATCTGATTCCCGTCCTTGTCTACGATATATGTTGTTGGTGCCATTAG